CTAATGGCGCACAACGGCGTGCAGGACGCAGGCACGCCGCACGTTGCGTATCACGGCGGGAAGATCATCGTCACAGCTGCCACGACTGACGACAACGTACCGGCCACGCTGGGTACTGCAAACCAGCTGTACCTTTTCACCACCACCGACTCTGGTGCGACGTGGAAGAAGTACACGATCACGCACCCGGTGGGCGCGTACAGCGGCGCGTACATTGACCAGGCCGCGCTCCGGCTGGACAACAAACTGCGCCTGCTGCCTGATCTTGAAGCGCAGCCCAATTCGGTTGTTTGGGAAATGCCGGTCCCGGGGGGCGACACCACGGCGCCAGTGATGGTCGGCAAAATTACGGTGTCCGCCATTACCACGTCGGGCGCTACGCTGTCGTGCCCAGCGGCGACAGATGCAGTCGGCGTTGCTGGGTATGAATACAGCATCGACGGCGGGGAGAATTACAGCTTGATTGCCAATGCCGCCCGGTCGGTAGCGGTTTCTGGCCGGCCTGCAAGTACTGCGCACGCGGTGCGCATGCGTGCCTTCGACGCCGCTGGCAACCGCGCCACGCCGCTGGAGGAGAGCTTTACCACGTTGGCCGAGCAGCCTGCGCAGAATGCGGTGGTGGCCTCGGCAGTAGCGGAATCGCGTCGGGTCGCATTCCCGGGCGGTACCCGCGTGGTGAAGTTCGGCACTGTGCCGAGCGCAGCCATTCCGAACGCGCCGTATCTGGAAGCAGGGCGGTGGTGGTGCGAGAAGCATCCGCTTGACGAACGCTACTGGGTGGCAGACATCACGGTCGATCTCGCCGAGCGTGGCACAACTGCTGCGACGGTTGAAGCCATCGTCGCTGGCGTGACAGTTCTTCAAGACCCGGTCATTCAGGGCAAGTTGATCCCGGTGAAGCTTGGCGGGTTCAATGCAGCAACCGGCGCGGTCAACTTCTGCACGTTCCGCGTCAGGTGTGCGGATGGACAGCGGTTCGACCGCACGATTTGGTTCAAGCAGCAGGTGGGATCATGGTCGCTCAACAAGGATGCTGACGACGAAAGCTACTTCGTGGCGGACATCGGCAACGACCTGGCCGACAGCAACACTACTGCGGCTCAAGTGAAAGCCTTCCCAGTTGGCGTGGTGGAGCTCGTGCCGGCGGCGATCCAGGGGCCTCTGATCCTGGTGAAGCTGGGCGGCATGGATACCTTGCCGGCCGGTGTGAACTACTGCGACCTGCGCATCGACTGTGCGAACAGCGAGCGCTTCTACCGGACCATTCAATTTAAAAGGGTGGATAACTGATGATCGATGCATCGCAACTGCCGAGCGTGCCAAACACCGAGCTGCTGAAGCAGCAGGAAGCGGCCGCCGTCGAATACGCGCGTGCGCCGGCAGCGCCTGGCGCGCCGCACGGCGCTGGCCGGCCACCAGCAACACAAGGAACGACCCGATGAGCCTGCGACTGATTACTCCGCCGGTTGCATTGGCAACTTCGATGGCGGCCGCGCGCACCGCTGCACGAGCTGACGTCGGGGAGGATGGCACGTCGCCGCTCGATGGGGAAATCGAGTCAGCCATCCGGATCTACACCGCCGAGGCGGAAGGTGAAACGCGTCGCGCCGTCATGGAGCAGACCTGGCGCCTGACGCTGGACCGCTTCGGTGGCGCAATCGAGCTTCGAAAGCCGCCGCTGCTGCAGGTCGACCACATCAGGTTCTACGACGTCGACGGCGTGCAGCGCACCCTGGATCCGCGAGACTATCTCGTGGATGCCGAGAGCGAGCCGGGATATGTCCTGCCGGCGCCGGGCCACGTCTGGCCGCCAACTCAGAACCGCGTAAATGCGGTCGAGGTGCAATACCGCTGCGGCTACGGGGTAGATCCTGGTGTCGTGCCGTTCGAGATCACCGGTTTCGTTCTGGCGCGGGTGGGCGAGCACTTCCAGTCAGGCGGTCAGCCAAAAAATGAGCTTGTCAAACGGCTGCTCTGGCCGCTGGTGGTGCACGGATGATGAACGATCGGATTGCGCTACTGAAGCGCACAACGGCCCGGGATGGCGCGGGCCAGCGACTTCCAGAGGCCTGGACGCCTCTACCCGAGGTGTGGGCGAATGTGAAGTTCCAGTCCGGCGCCGAAGCCATTCGCGCAAACGCTGACGTCTCCGTCGTCAAATGCTCGATCAGGATCCGGGTTCGCTCTGATGTCGATGCAACGATGAAGGCACGCTACAAGCGGGTCGATTACGACATCAAAGCGGTGCTGCCCGACTCGAATGATCGGGATTTTGTGTTTCTCGTGTGTGAGGCAACCAAATAATGGATTTCGATCCCTCAAGCCTCATCGAAACTGTGCAGAACACGGTCGACCAGGTAAATGGCCTGGTCGACGAGGACATGCTGCGCACAATCAGCTTCGTCGGCGCCGACTTGTTTCGAGACCAGGCAAAGCAAAATGCGCTGTCGAATAAAAAGACCGGCATCTTGTTTGACAACATCATCGTCAAGCGCTTGGAAGAAGAATCCGACGCCGGCAGAAAACAGGTCTATCTGGTCACCGTGCGAAACGGGAATGCATCTTCGAACGGTGCCTATTACTGGCGCTGGGTCGAGAACGGGCACAAATTCGTTCCGAAAAATACGAAGGTCAGCAAGCGCACCGGCCGCACGATCGGCTGGGCGGCGCACCGGCGCGCGGCAGAGCTCGAGTACGGAAACGCGAGAGTGCAGGCGTACCCATTCATGCGGCCGGCCTACGAAATGAAAAAGCAAGAGGCGGTCGACCTCATGACGCGCACGCTGGCCGAGCAAATGGCAAGGAACACACGATGACACCGCACGAGCAAATTTTCCAGGTACTGGGCGACCTGGTCGATGGCCGGGTTTTCCCCGGGATCGCCGAACCCGCGACGCAGACGCCGTATCTCACCTTCCAAATCATTGGTGGCCCACCGATTAATTTTGTCACGGGAGAGCGTCCGAGCAAGCGCTTCGTGCGCGTGCAGGTCAATACGTGGGCTGCGACGTCGGTCGAAGCGTCTCAGGTGGCCATGCAAGCCGAAGATGCGATTCGAGCGTCACGTGCGCTGCAGGCCGAGGTGCTGACCACTGCGGCCGACACATACGACGAACCGACCGAATATCGAGGGGCGGTGCAGGAATTCATGCTGTTCTGCTGACCCCACCAGTTTCATTCCAAGCCGCCCCGAGAAATTGCGGGCGGCTTTTTCTTTGCCCGAACGGGCGCAACGGCCCGGAAACGGGCTTCTTCACTGAAAGGCCCTTCAATGGCACTCTCGCTCCCGACCGGTACCGCATACGCAATCGCTACCGTCTACGCCAACGCAATTGGCGTTACGGCCGCATCGAACGCAGCGGAAACGGTCCTCACCACCGCAGCAAACACTTTCGCCGTCGGCGACTACCTCGAGTACGTCGGCGGCTGGAGCCGCATGACCAATCGCGTGTTCCGCGCCAAAGCCGTGACCGGCACTTCGGTCACCCTGGAAGGCATGGACACCACCGAAGTGAACCTGTTCCCAGTTGGCATGGGCGCCGGCGCGCTGCGCAAGATCACCACCTGGATCCCGATCCAGCAGGTGCTCACTGCCGAGCCGTCCGGTGGCGATCCGAAGTACGTCTCGGTCAGCCTGATGGAAAACGAGAACGACATCAACCTTCCCGACGGCTACAACGCGCAGAGCCTGGCCCTGACGATCGCCGACGATCCGCTGCTGCCACACCACGCGGCGATGAAGAAAATCGCGGACTCGCGCAAGATCGCCGCCTTGCGCGCCGACCTGCCGAGTGGCAGCAAGATCCTGTTCAACGGCTACATTTCGTTCGACGAAACCCCAAGCATGGCCAAAGGCAACGTCATGGCCGTCAAGGGCGGCTGCGCGCTGCAGAACCGTCCGGTTCGCTACGCCGCGTAACAAGTTTTGCCAGCTCGCACCCGCGGGCTTTTCCCCAACCGCGAGGTCGCCCCTCGCGGTTTTTTTATACCCATCTGAAAGATAAAAATCATGGCAACCAAAGCAAACAAGATCGTCCTCGGCAAGCGCCCAACCGGCTTCAACAAGGAAGTGAAGTGCACCATGCTCGACGGCTCGACCGGCTGCATGGAAGTGACTTTCAAGTACCGCAGCC